TGGCAACGAATCCTTGAAGCTCGCTTTAGAACTGGATCGCCTTATCTCAACTTCATCGACACTGCCAATAGAAACCTTCCAGAGCATCAAAAGCGCCTTGGACTCAGGATTATGGGCAGTAACCTCTGTAACGAAATCCATCTCGCAACTGACGAGTCTCGTACAGCAGTCTGTTGCCTCAGCTCCGTCAACCTCGAAAAGTATCACGAGTGGAAATCCAGCGGAATGGTATCAGACCTTATCAGACTCCTCGATAACGTCTTGGAAGACTTTATTAGAAGAGCACCAGAAGCACTTAGAAAAGCAGTGTACTCAGCTATGCGAGAGCGCTCAATCGGTCTTGGAGCAATGGGTTTCCACGGACTTCTCCAAAGTGAAGGAATAGCATGGGAGTCTTGGCAGGCGGCATCGCTTAACTACCAAATCTTCAAAGAGATAAAGGACCAAGCCGTTGAAGCATCTTATCAGTTGGCTACAGAACGAGGTGAAGCTCCCGATATGGCAGGTAGTGGTCTGCGGAACGCTCATCTCCTCGCTGTTGCCCCTAACGCTAATAGTAGTATATTGTGTGGGTGTAGCCCTAGCATCGAGCCGCTAAAGGCTAATATCTTCACGCATCGTACTCGTGCAGGTGCTCACGTTGTTAAGAACAAGTACCTTACACAGGTGTTAATTAATCACGGTAAAAACGATGACAAAACGTGGAAGTCTATACTTGAGAATGAAGGCTCTGTACAGCACTTGGAGTTCCTATCCGATGACGAGAGGAATACTTTTAAGACAGCGTTTGAACTTGACCAAACATGGGTTGTGGACCATGCGGCAAAGCGACAGGAGTTCATCTGTCAAGGACAATCCGTTAACCTGTTCTTCGCTTCAGGCGCGGATAAGGCTGTTGTCAATCAGGTACACCTCAAGGCATGGAAGGAAGGGCTTAAAGGACTATACTACCTCCGCACGACTGCTGGTGTTACAGCAGAGAAGGTTGGCACTAAGGTAGACCGTAACGCCCTGAAGGACTTTGATGACGATGAAGGCTGTGTAAGCTGTCAGGGATAGCTATTAAGCGCATAAAAGTGGGAATAGATTACATAACATGTAATTATCTATGCATAGTATTCCTATGCAAAGGAGCCGACATGGAAACTAAATTGGGACTTATTGAAGTCAAACGCTTGGAAGAGAACGAAGACGGATCTGCCAACTTAGAGATTGAAACAGATCGTGAAGCTACACGTTTCTTGGTCGAGATTGGTTTAACACGATTGCTTGAGATGGCACTAGATAAGGACAACGAGGACTATGGGATTGAAGGCGACTTACTTAAAGCTTCTCAAGTCGATAGTAAGGAAGAAACAAGAGAAACTGGAGAACAAGGATGAGCGAGCAACTACTAAAAAGGCTGGATCTGATTAAAGATAGCGACCCATTTAACAGACGGATACTGAATGACTGCTTCACAGAGATTCAACTCTTACGGGCAGAGATCGATAGAATCAAACAAATGAACACACAATTAAATATAATGGTGACACAACTGGAGAGTGGAGAATATGAGCGTTCTTGAACAGAACACAACTTACAAGCCTTTTAAGTACCCGTGGGCTGTAGAGTATGCAGTCTCTCATGAGAAGTTACACTGGGGAGAGTGGGAAGCAAAGCTACAGGATGACGTAGCTCAGTGGAAGTCTGACAAGCTTTCACAGACTGAGAAGAACCACATCACTCAGATACTACGTCTGTTCACGCAGAGCGACGTAGCTGTCGGGACAAACTACTTGGAGCATTACATCCCGAAGTTTAAGAACAACGAGATCCGTGCGATGCTGACATCGTTCGCTAATCGTGAGTTCGTACACCAACGGAGCTACGCTCTACTCAATGATACGCTTGGGTTACCCGAAGAGGAATACTCAGCGTTCTTAGAATACAAGCAAATGGCCGCAAAACTGGAGTTCATGTCCGCTATTGACACGAATAGCTTGTCAGGGACTGCACTGGCTGTAGCGCGCTCTGCAATCAATGAAGGTATGAGCCTCTTCTCAGCCTTCGTCATGCTTATTAACTACTCCCGCTTCGGTAAGATGCGCGGCATGTCAGAGATAGTCCAGTGGTCTATTCGTGACGAGTCCATGCACTGTGAAGGGATGACCAAGCTCTTTAGGACTTTCTGTCATGAACACCCACGAATTGTCAACGACGACTTCAAAGCTGACATATATAAAATGGTACGTCAGGCGGTTAAGCTGGAGGATAAGGTTATTGACTTGGCGTACGAGATGGGCGTTGTGGAGGGCTTGGAATCGTCCGAGGTTAAACAGTATATCCGATACATTGCTGACCGCCGACTTACGCAACTTGGCCTCAAACCGAACTATAAGGTATCGGAGAATCCTTTACCGTGGCTTGAGCCTCTTACTGCTAGTAGTAGCTTTGATAACTTCTTTGAGACTGTTGTAACTGAGTACAACGCATCTGGACTAGATGGAGATGATTGGGGATGGTAACTATGCGATTCCACCATGTGTTTGGCTTATCAGCCGAAACAGTTGAAGGACAACCTGTATTAGGCTTTAGGGAAGATATAGATGAAGCGGATGTGTATTTCTTCGATGGCTACGTCATCAACATCCCCTTCTTTAAAATTATGATCGGGGATGTCTACGGCATCTTTGAAGACTGAATAGCCTCTCCAGTGGCTACGTTGCCCCCGAAAGGGGGCTTTTTTATTCAGTAGTTGGAGCAGGCTCTCCTAGTAACTCTTGACGAACTTCGTTAGCGCTGATACCAGCAACGGATAATGTCATGGGATTATCCATAGTAGACATATCCCGTACCTTCTTAATCCCTCCAATCTTATCGATCAAGTTCTGAGCACGCTTTACAGCAGATTTATCTGCGATGTGTTTAGCCCCAGTAGTACCGATAGATAGTAGTAATAACCACGGGTTACTAACGGATACGCCGACATTTAATGCCGCCATGAGAGCATTGCTTGTAGGAGAGAACTTACCAATAAACTGAGCTACGTTAGTAGGTAATGTACCATCCGCCATCTTCTGAATCATTTGCTTATCCGCTTCGCTAAAGAACTTCATATCTTTGCTCTTCAATAGCTTCTCAGCTACTTTTCTATAAGCCTGCGCTGTGTTCTTTGAATCTACACCTTTGAAGGCTTGTTCCACTGTTTCAGCTTTCTTGAAAGAGTTGTGAGCACTTCGGGCAATCTTTAGAGCGTTAGAGTCCACTGCTCCAAGCGCCTCATCAATCACATCATCAAACTCACTAATCATCTTACGGACAATATACCCATCGGTCTGATCTTCAGCTAGTTTAAACAAACGTCGACGAACAGTCTCAGACTGACCTAAAGTCATCCCTTTGGTTGTCAGGCTCTCTAAGAGCTTCTGAGCACGGTCAACGACCGTTGAAGATCCTTGAGTAGTAATGTACTGCTCTTTAGCCGCCGCATCACTAGCACGCTGGAAAATAGTTTTAGCCTCACCGGGACCAATCACAAAACCTGACTCATCCACTGCTTTGTAGGCCTCATCCTTAATCTGGCGTAATCTATCCACAGTCGGTGCAGTGTTTTGGTCACTAACAAGGCGTTTAAGTACCGTGTTAGAACCAACATTAATTAACTTCTGCATTGACGCTCCAAGAAGTAATCCAGCACCTGCGCCTACAAATCCTTCTTCGACCCGCTCCTGCACGCCACCTTCAGCACCACCAGCACCGTAACCAAAGCCACCTACTCCACCAACTATACCGGCTTGTTTGACTGTACCAAGTTGTTTAATATACTGCGGAACCTTTAATAGCTGGGCAGGATTGAAACCACCGCCTACTAACTGTTGACTGAGCGCCTCGCCCGGCTTAGCTTCTGCATAGGCTTTCATCTCATCGCGAATCAAGTTAACACTTTCTTCGTATGTTTCATCACCGAGTGCAGACCTAAAGGCCGCTTCGATTTCATCCGCTGTGTTAAATGTAGCGCCTTGTAAGACGTTCCGCACCGTGGCTCTACGAGCTTTATCCGTGCCAACGTCAAGGCCTACCTCAGACATAGCGAACGGGTCTATCTCTGTGATGTCTTGTTCTACAGAGAGGTCACTACCTACTTCACCTTGTTTGGTGAACTCATCAGGCTGTTCAGGCTGTTCAGGAACAATCCCGACTACTTCATTAAACTGATCAAGCGGTATATCACTGTAATACTTCTTATGTATCAATCCTACGAACGTATCGAATGGGATATCGCTGTAGTTGTCCTGATGATCCTTTTTAAGGCTTTCTAGTGGAGTCACTACTAACTATCCTNCTAANAGTCCACGGATGTTATGNGGGTCAGCTAAGCCTTCGNCTTCTTCAGCCTCTGGTAAAGGCGTGTACGTACCATCATCGTTACGTGTTGCAGTGCGGAAAGGAATCATATCCTCTAAACCAAACTGACGGAGTTGATCGTCTGTCAAGTCGTTAGCAACAGCTTCTGCCGCTCTCTTGTATGAGTCTTCAACTTTTAAGATGTTCTCTCTTAGTTTAGCGCGATCAAGATCAGGGTCGAGTGCGGCAATATTGTTTGCAAGTAGTCCAAGTTCTACGTTACTTACGTTACCCAACGCTCCACCAGTCTTGGAATCTTCGCGCATCCTTTGAAGTCTATCAAATGCTACGTTAGCCTTGATAGTATCTAACTCGCCCTGCAAAGCCTTTCGAGAAGTACCTGCAACTAACACCCCGCCACTTAGCTTACCGGCTAAAGCCACTGTTGCGCCTTTCATACCAGTTGCCCAGTTACTATCGTCGTCAATGATTTTCAATGCACCTTTAACAGCAGGGCCAACGACGTTAACAACTTGATCTTTTGTGTTACGTATACCATTTTGAACACGAGCTTTCTGAGCTTGGAATTCGTCGTATTGCGGCGTACCCGGAATCGGTTCTGCACGCACCACGTACTGTGTACCGTCGTCACGTGTACCGTAAATGTATTGGAACCCTGCCGGAGCGTTTAAATCTGTAGGACGATCTGAAGACTTAACAGCGGTGATCTTGCTGTCCTTAATGTTTATTTGATACGTCCCTGATTTAGGTAGACCTTTCTCAGCTACTTCTGCCGGTGTCAGCATCCGGTATTCATCACCGGGCTTAGTAGGTTCTGTATAAACTGCCTGCCCTGATTCGGTATCCACTAAGCTATTACCAACTACTTTGGTATCACGTCCTTTCAGTGCTTGTTCTACAGCGACACTTGCAGGGATAAACCCACCTGCAACACCTTGAGCAAGTTCAGGCATTTCTTTACTGTTCAACCACTTTACAGCCGAATCTTGTTGCGCTTGCTCTCTAGCCTTTTTAGCAGCTTCTTCTTGAAGTTTCATCCCCTGTTGCGCCATTGCAAAGGACGCTTTGGTTAATCCGAGGTCAGCAAGTTCTTTAGAAGCGCCCATAACCGATTCAGCACTAGATTGATCTAAGTTCTTAAAGATTGACTGAGCTTTCTCAGCCTGCGCTTCTTCTTGCGTTTTTAGTCCAGCACCTCGTGCAATACCTTCTGCTAACACTTGGCCCATAATGTTTCCGCCGCCAGCAACTTGACCAAGTAGGCCGGACATAGAACCACCCAGCTGACCTAATGATTGCTGTTGCTGTGCAATCGCATCGATTCTTTTATCTCTGATAAGAGCAGGGTTTACGAACAACCCGGACATATCTAAAGCCATTTTAGTTCCTTACTGGTTGTACTTGAGCAGACCCAGACCTAAGCCTGAAAGTGTGTTCGATGTATTTAACCCTGCGGCTAGGTTGGCCTGTGCCGCTCCTAAACCGCCCTGCATCAATGCTGTACCGGCTTGAGCGCCTGCTTGAGAAGCTCTACCACCAAACTCAGCACCCATAGTCAATGGAGTCATACCAAGCTGTTCGACACCGAACGACTGCTGGAACAACCCTGTGCCGCGACCAATAGCCGCATCAAGCTCATTCTGTGCCTGCTGTCTAGCCTGCATAGCCAGTGCCTGATCTGCCATTGCACGGGAACGGTTCACACCAAGTACATCTGGCTGATACATACCTGATCCTGCACCTGCACCTGCGGCTTCGCCTGCTAGACGCATACCTAAACGACCTGTGCCAAACAGACGGTTACGCATTTCGATGTCTTGTTGAGCCTGTGCAGGAGCCTGCATAGCGCGTAGCTCATCGTAGTATTGCTGTGCCGCGGCTCCGGTATCTACTGACTCCGGAAGAGCTTGAGCACCCATGCCCATTAAAGCGTCCCGGTAAGCCTGTAGCGCGGGATCTAGTACATAACCTGCTTTTTGCGCCTCTTCGTCGAAGAATCCAGTACCGAACCCTGACGTAACAGTATACGGCTTAAACTCTGACATTGAAGCGGCTTGCTCAGCAACACGCTGTTGCGCTTCTGCGGCGTCCTGTGCGGCTGAACGGGCTTGATAGTTACCTAGTAGCCCTAAGCCAATGGATGCTACTGTAGGTGTTAACCAACTAGCCATTATGCAGTCCTCTTCCACATGTAAACGGTGATGTATGGGAACAAGTTAGTTGACCCAGCCTCACCAATATTTGTAATATCCTTGACCCCACCAGTCTCACCAACTGTATCAAACTCAGTGTCTGTTGAGTCTAAACCAATCAAGACTTTACCGGCTCCAAAGGCTTCCCACGTACCGAAACCAAACAATGAGTTGGGGTTTGTACCTACAGCCGCGTTGATGTAGATAGAACCAACTGGATAACTTTGACGTAAAGCTGTCTGTACGAACGCTGTAGTGGCGATCTGAGTGGTTGTAGTACCTGCACCTGCCGTGGGCGCTAAAGGCGTCCCTGTGAGCGTAGGAGAGTTCGTATCAGCCTTCGTAGCAACTGCTTGCTCAATAGCCTCAAACTCATCATCAATCTCAGTTCCTTTGACGATCTTTGCCGCGTTACCGGAAGGTAGCGAATCTTTAGCCGCAAAGTCTGTCTGCTTAGTATAGTTAGACATTAGAAAATCCTGCCCTGTTTAACAAAGATGTCCATTTTTTGAATAGAAAGTTCTGAACCGTTGACCGTAGCTTCAAAGCCTACTTGCAATACCTCACCTGAACCGCCTGCGGCGGCTCTAGCGGTTTCTGCTAGTGTTCCTGATTCATATTCTGCTATGTTGTATTCTCCTTCACCATACTCAGATACTGACTTTGCAGACAGTCGAGATGCAAAGGACTGATACGCATCGGTGTAATCAAATCCAGCCTTTAGTACAAAGTCTTGNTTAGACCCACCAATGACCGTCACAGCCAACCTCTTGAGAATCTTGACCTGTGTAGCATTACCGAAGTCGAAGTAGTTGGTGTAATATTTGAGGCGATACGCTTGGTTGTTATCTTGATAGCCTGTGTACTTAGCTAGTCCATCGTCATGCGTAAAGTATACGTCACCATTCGCCATCATGTTTGTATGAGTTTGGTTATCCCATACCGTTACACGGGCTGAAC